CCACAACCTATAGTTTCAAAAGAACGATAATTAATATCATTTGCTATATTTAAATTAAAATGACATTTATAGGAATTAATAGCTTGAACCATCTGTTGTCCTATAACAAAAATATCTAAATGTAAACTATAATTTTGCTGTAACCATTCTAGTATTTCTTTTCTATTAGCATAGTTACCACAAAAACCAAAACGAATAGTTTTTTGTATTTCTAATGGTTTTATCAGTTCATCATCGTATGCATTAGGAAACCATTTATGGTAAGGTTCTTTTACAAAATCTTTGGTAGAATGTAGAAGATAAATGTATTTGCCAGTTTTAAAAATTTGTTCGTATGGTTGAACTCCTCGACAGTGCGCATCAATACTCCATAACACTTTTGTTGGTTTTGTTATTTGCTTCAAATCAGGAAGCCAATTATCTCCATAATTTTCTAAATTAAATATAAGATCATACGAATTAAAATCTATATTTTCACTGTAATTTTTATGCCCTAATCCCCAAACATCTGCATTATGTCCATGATAATTAAAAGCCCGTTGTAAAGAAAAACATTCTCTAAATTGTCTGTTTGCATCATGCCTGCCGTTTTCTTGTATTATTAAAACATTCATTTTTCTATAAAAGCGCTAAAAGTTCTTTCTCCGTTTTCTATATGATCTATTGTTTGATAACCAAGATCTTTAAACATTTTAGAATTTAAAGAAACTACATGTTGTTCGTATGGATTACCGTATAATTCTTCTTGAGGATACTCTCCTATAGGAGCTTGATATATAACTAATTTATTTGCTTTTTGTTCTATATCCTTTCGGCAAACTAAAAATTCTTCCCATAAAATATGTTCTGGTCCGTGTAACCAGATAATAGCATCATATGTTTTTTGTATTTTTGAAATTTGTCTAACATCAGCATTAATAACATCTATTCCTATAGCTGCCATATTAATACAATTTTGTTCCCATATTTCCAACACTGTCCAAGTCTTTCCTGTGGTAATACAGTGGTTCATTATAGTTTTGTTGCTGTCGTCTCTAAATCCTATATTTAAAACTGTTTTTATGTTATTTGACGATAATTTATCGTATACAAATTTTGTTTGACCGTTCATATTATGAATTCCTATCGATTAAATCTCTGTGTTCTTGACTGTAAAATGAATCATCTGCATTGAATATTTCTCCTAAAAAATAAACACCAGTTGGATTTCTGGGGGTTTTTAACTTATTCTTTTTTTCAAAAAATTCATCATTAACAAAAGTTTTATCTTTTATTTTATTGTAAACAACATTTCCAAGAAATATTTGATCATATTGTTTTCTATCAGGAGTTTTGGTGTTTTCAAATTCGTGTAATAAAGAAGTCATTTCTTGTAATACTTTATTTCTAGCTCCCCATAATCCTCCCAAAATAGGGGCATTGTGGTACGGGTGGTCTCGTATAATATGAAAATCTTTGTCTGAAGCTAACCACATATTTATTGCTTCTATTTCTCTAGGAGACATTCTGCAATCCGTATCTCTAGATAAAACCACATCCACATTCGGTTCTGAGCATGGAATAAATCTCCATATCATAGATTTCATGGTGCCTTCTGTGTTCATTTCTATTACTTGTGTATTTTTAAATCGTTTTAATTGATTTATAATTTGTTTATTGGTGTTATTCCCAATATAAAATCTACAAATCCAATCAGGTAATAATTCTTCCGCTAATTTACAATTAGCAATTGCACCCTGTGTATACATGGGATTATCTCCCCAAAGACTGAATGATATTAGTTTCATTGTAAATAATCTCTTAAAAATTCATTCTGTTCCATGTAGTGTTTTCCGTGAAAACCAAAAGAAGATGCCAGGGTATGATCATTGGATATTGGTATTTCCACAGAGAATATTTTAGCTAATTCTACTGGAGCAAATTTAATCCCATTTTGTTCTAAATATTCTCTAATTGTAAAACTAATAAAAACATCATCATTTGTTGTTAAAATTTGAGAATTTGGACCGCTCAAAAACATTACATTTTTTGTTAAATTGTAAAGTTTTTTAGATCTTATAGAAAATCCACCATTTCCTACTAATGGATTTCCTTTACACCAATTACATGTTGCTGGCCATGGTGCTCCAATATAATCATATGCCAAATATTCGTCATTCCATTTATCATTATTTTGCATAAATCCATCTGTCTGAATATGAATTATTTTATCGTCATCAAAATAATTACCAAGACCATTAAACAATAAATTAGAATATTGAATATAATTTAATTTTGGTATATGATGTATTATCCAATCATTATTTTTATATGATTCATTTGATGTTAAAAATATTATTTTATTAATTTTAATTTTTAATGGTTCTATATGTTTTTTAAAAATATTTTTAATTAAATTTTCGTATTGTGTTGTCTCTTTTCCTAGACCATCTAAAAACAATAAAGATATATTCATTTTAAATCCTCAATCGTATGGTGTTCTTTTGGTCCTGTCCAGTAAGGTCCCGGAACGGTAGGCGGATTTACTCCACGACCAGTGTGATTATGCCAAGTTTTAATAGATTTTGCTGGATTGTATACTCTATATCCTGCTTCTTCAAAACATTTCATTATTCTGCAATCACATGCAGTATAACCTATAGGAAATGTTCCGTTGGTTACTTTACATTTTCCTACCCATCCCCAAGTATCATTTGATTCTGGAGCTGCTTTTCCATTGGTGTGAAACCCATTAACCATATAGTAATCGTTTGGTGGATACCATCGACTCAATCCTATAGCAATTTCTGGTGTCATTTTATCTTTTAACAAGTTGATTGTGTCGTCAAACCATATATCGGTATTACATATAAGATTTATTTCATTATCTTTTGTTAACTTATTACTGATATCAAAAACTTCTTGATATTCCAATCGGGTAGAAGACGTATTAATTATTGTTAATTTATTTTCTTGTTGTGCCTTTAAAAGATATGAAGGAATATTTGTGGTATTGGTTAAAGTATAAATTTTATTAAACAATCCAGAATTTATGTTTGTTTTAATACAAAAATCAAATTCTTCTTGTCTATTTAAATTTTTAGAATTAAAAAATTCAAAAAATAAATTAATATTCATCATCCAATCTCCATTTGTATTCTGGCTTCATCGTGGCCCATCTCACGAAGTCCTTGTTTCTTGTGTTCGTGTTTTGCTATACCCATCGTGACGTGTCTTGGAATATTAGCAAAATTTGCAGAATCTGGCATACAATACATTTGATCCAATCCTAATACTTTAATATTAGATAATTTAGGAAGTATAAAATCAACTAACACTTCATGATCAAAAAAGTGTCCATTTGTTTTTATGTTATTTTCACATTCATGTATCCATTGTTTTAAAATATAAATTCCTAATTCTGTATTATTAAATATGATTGGAGATGCTTTTGGTGGTAGATTAGTCAATAATTCTTTTCCAAACCCCAAATAACAAAGACCAATATCAAAATTTAAATTATTATTTAATACTGGAAGATTTGTGTGTATTTTGCTGTCTATGTCTAGCCACATTACAGCTGTATTAAATTTTATCAAACAATCTAAAATAAATTGCGGTTTTCTTAAACAATTTAGCCTATACGAACCGGCACTTTCTAGATTTTGTACATGTGCATCTATATTAAAATATAAACAATTTTGTAAAAACTCTTCAGAACAATTTTTATAATAATCTAAGCCCGGTAGATCAGAATAATAACTTATCAGTTTAATTGTGGACATTTAGTACCTTTTCAAATAAAACATCATCGGCCATTTTTAGATCATTCAATGCTTTTAAATTATTTTCTATCGAAGAACGTTTAGACTGCCACAATTCTTCTGTTAAGCTATTTAATATTTCTTCTTCTTTTCCTTTTTCTAATTTAATAATACCATTTTTATCAAAAATAGATGGTATATTATCTGTACCGGAATAGATTGGTATAGTACCAGAAGCAAAACAGTCTGTTAATTTTTCTGTGTAATAATCATCATAAACAGAATTTTCAATCACAATATTAAACATATAAGATTTCATTCCATCTATTTTGGTATTCCATGGATTTTGTGGGTCTGTTACTGTTCTTTTACTGCCATGAGCACCCCCATAAACATCATATCCTTTACTTATTGCAATTTTTGCAATTTCGTGTCTATACACATGACCCGGTGTTGCTAATTTAGGAGACGCAAACATAGAACATATTTTATTTTTATCATCAATAAATGAGGACCAATTTTCTTTTTTTATCCAAGGATAATTGCTTCCATTAGGAACAAATTTAAAATTAGAATTTAGTAATAATAAAGATCTGTCACATGTAAATATTTTATTATAAAAATTATTAAATAATACCTTATGATTTAAAATAATAAAATTATATACCTCTGGTATTATATCCTTTGACTCACATATCCATCCATATCTTTTTTCTTTGAATATTGATAAATCTGGTTGAAACAATAGTCCATGATCGACATGGATATCGCAATCTCCTGCATCTAAACACCAATCAAATTTTGTTGGTTTTAAATTTGAACAAGAAGAATACTGTGCTTCGAACGGTAATCCAATTCCTCTTATTTTGTGCCGGGGCTCTGCCATTGTATTAATTCCTCACTCATTCCTAGTCCTTTTAGGGCTTGTTTTTTAGATTCCACATCAGCCAATCCCATTACAATAACACTATTTTCATTTTCATGACCTGGCCATACACAATATTCTGGTCCTATAAATTTCATTTGAAATCCTTCTTTTTGATAAAAAGAATGAAGAATTCCAATGAGTGCTTCATGATCAAACCATTGTCCACTTTTTGCCATCTGTTTTGCAAGAAATGACCAATGCTGTAAAAATTCAAGCACTTTAGAATTAAATGCAAAATAAATTGGCGATGCTTTTGCTGCATGCAATTTAGGATGAGAACAAGCAACAGCAATATCTGTATTATTATAAAACTGATCAAAAACGTTTAACGATTTTCGTACATCCGAGTCAATATCTAACCAAACAATAGGTTTTTGTTTTTGAATCAATAATTGATAAATGAATTGTGGTTTGCTTAAACAATTTTGTTGATACGATCCTAGAGATTGTTTTTCTCTAAAATCATAAGGAATGCTCAGATCGCTTAGTTGTTTAGACAATCTTTTAGCATGGTCACTGTAGTATGTTTTACCATCTATATCACTATAAAAAGAAATCACTTCTGTTTGCATAATTAAGAGTTCCCGATATGATATTTAGGCACCAATTGCCAATCTTTCTTTTCTTTATGAGGAATAATTTTTAGTTGTGCTAGAGAAATAATAGGTTCGGCATATTCTTCTGGATCTACCGCTTCTACCAGTCCCCATTCTACAAGCAGCTTTACAATCATGTTACGACGACCAATATCTGTATCATCAATATCCGTTTCTAGGCCATCTAGATCTAACATTTCTTTAAAATGCATAATAGCATAACGTCCTCGCTTATGGAGGATGTGGCAGCTTTGGTATAGTTTTTTTTCTTTCTTGGAAGACACTCCCATTCGGGTAAGTGTCTCTTTCACCTTGAGAAAGTCGTCTTTAGTTTTTAGTTTGACTTCCACTCCAAGGCCATCAAAAATATCTTCGGGTTCCATAATAATCTGCTTTCGTATAAAAATTCAGTAACACAGAATTATTTAGGAATTTGTGTATTTGTGCCACCTTGATCTAGTCGAGCAAAAATAGCTTTCCAGTCGTCTTCAGAGATCAGATCTACCACCTGTTTGGCTTTGGTGTGGCTGTACCCGTATAGAGTCTTTAGAGCGTCTATACGGTCATTGGTTTCGTCCTTGATCCATTTACTGTAACGCTTACGGGCACGTACAGACAGGCGTAGATAATCGTACTGAGGCTTTTTACCCAAACCGGATAGCCTGTTCATTTCATTGGCTAAGAATATAGTATCCGAGAAATACGACAATCCTCGGTTAGCTAAAAATGGATTATATTCTCGTTCGCACCCCGGATCTTCGTCCATAAGTGGAATTTTTGTTTGATTTATGGAATTTAAAAAATCAAAAGGATTCATTCTTTAAACTCACAGTTCATCATTAGTTCCACCATAAACGCACACAGGTTGATCTCTTGATCACTCACAAACGCAGTCTTGTATTGGTACTCGCCTATAATAACCACCGCCTGTGGAATGCTCTTAGGATCTAGATGCTCGTATAAGCCATCGTAGACCTTCCTGAACACGTCCTGCGGGCTGTTGTCTAGATTATTGGCAACCCATTTACGGATCTCTGTAAAGTTCTTGGCCTTCAAGAATCCAATCAGTTCCTTGATGTTTAGTTCGCCAGCGGTACTGAGAATTCCAATATCAATAACTCCTGCAGCAGAGTATCGTTGAAGTTCGTTCAGGGTGCGACGAAAATCCGGAAAATACTTAACCACGACCTTGGACAGCACCTTTAAATCGTATTGGATACCTTCTTCGTCTAGGATGGCCTGACAGCGGCCCAAAAACTGCTTGGCTAGTTCCGGACGTTCCTTAGACGGAAAATTAAAGTCAATAACCGTACAACGAGAATGGATAGGCTCAATGATACGGTTCTTGTAGTTACAGGTCAGAATAAACCGACACGTCTTGGCAAACTCTTCAATAGCTCCTCGAAGGGCAGGCTGAATACTCTGGGCATTAGAATAGTCAAACTCGTCTAGAATCACAATCTTCTGCTTGGCTCCTTCCGACAGAGATACGGTACTGGCAAACTGACGAATCTTGGTTCGCAGAGTGTCGATATTACCATCCTCAGAGCAATTGATCAGGATATGATCTGCACCTAGTTGGGCACACAGGGCCTTAGCCACCGTGGTCTTGCCCATACCGGGCTTGCCTGCTAGAAGCAGATTAGGACACTCTCCAGACTCTACGATAGCATTAAACGTGTCCTTCAGATCTTGAGGAAGCACACAGTGATCAATGATTGCTGGTCGATACTTTTCTACCAGCAGTCCAATAGCATCATTTGCTGTAAGCATTTTACTCCTTGTAAGTACTGGTTGCGTCCATGGCAACCCAATAAGTTAGAGGACGGCTGGCATGTGTGAACTGACCAATAACACTCTTAGAGAGTGCCACGTGATAATCACCATCAAGCATCTTCATGTTTTCCATCTTAAAGTTAAAGGTAAAGTCTGCTTCATTAGTATTGTCACCGACTTCAATACTAAATGTGTTACAAGTAGGATCTTTCAGATCACGAATAATAGCAACCACCTTGTCATCCTTGGAAACAAAAGACAGATCTGGATTTCCTAGAACTGCTGATGCTCGTTGCAGTTCACGAATATCATCACTGGTTAGATCAAACTCTACTGCAGCATCAACTTTCTTGATACTCTTTGTGGGATATGACAGGAGCTTGGGATCCGAATAATAATACTTTACGGTGGAACCACTACTGCCAGTGATTGTGACATACTTCTCATGAAACTGTAGTTCTGGATCTTGAAATAGAGAAATAACACCCAGAAGCTTGTTTAGATCCCAGATGCCAAACTCGGTATCGAATGTTTCTTCCACAGTGGTTTCTGCCATGATATTCTTTGTGGGAGACATGGTAGTAAGTTTAGATCCAGCCTTTACGTACAGGTTAGAATTAATGCTACTGAAATTCTTAAGAATATTCAGTGTGTCTTTAGAAATTGTTGTTGTCGCTTGTGTCATAATATAAAAATCCTTTATTTGTCAAATCGTTCAAAGTTTTCAAAATCTTCGCCTTCAGATGTGTAACCGTGTCGCAAGTCATTCAGCCAACCTTGTTGGTTGGGTTTGCGGCCACGCTTTTTCTTTCGTCGGGCAGCTGCTTCTTTTTGTTCTCGTCGCCAACGTTCGTATTCTGATTCAGGTTCTGGGGTATACATCAAAACTCCTCTAGATGTGGCATAAGGCTCTTCAGTCGATGGTCAATAAAATACTGAAGCAGCTTATCTCTGCCTTTTCCTTTCTGATTGTTGTATGCGTCAAGGATTCGATCTTGTAGATCTGTTGGTACGTTACTCATATCGATCAAAGTGCTGTTCCTAACATATTTAGGATTTTCATAAAATTCAGAGCTTTCAGCATCCTTCTTAAGCTGATTGATGCGCTTCTGTGTCATTGGCGTTTGTCGCTTGCCATCTGCCACAAAAGTATCATCGTCACTAAGCATATTAGGCACACCATCACTGGAATCACCACCTATAATATGTTCAAAAAGGAATCCGCGAGGATCTGAACACGTAAGATATTTATCTGTGGTAGGGCTGTATTGTTCTACATTTGGAAAGATTTGTAGCTGTTGAAAATCTTTGTCGTTAGACACAATAAGCACCTTTTCAGTTTGATAATGTGTCTTGCACAGGGTGTAGATAATATCGTCGGCTTCGGCTCCTTGAAGCCGAATGCTAGGATACGGAAATACTTCTTTTATCTCATCACGAATGGTATCCAGTACTTCAAATACCGCTTTCCATTCATCCTTCTTAAGTTCTTGTTGCTTCTTACGATTAGCTTTGTAATACGGAAATACGTCCTTACGCCAATAGTTATTTCCATCATTACAAAGAATCATTTCTCCGTACTGACGAAACTTGGTGTGATATTTACGATACGAATTCAGCACAGTGTGACGAACATAATCCTCGTTTAGAGGTTCGCCGTCTTTTGCTGCTTGAAAAATATTAGCCAGAATAATCTGGTTGTTGTCAATAAGTAACATGATTTAAATATACCACATAAAAACTAAAAGTCAAAAGATTTGTACCCATTGTTCAGAATCATTGTCTTTAATATATTTGTATAATTTTCCCGTATCTGGATTAAACCACTCATCCCCTTGAATTATTCGTGCAGGAGGCGTCGTGGAATTAAAAAATGTAACAGCTGTTCCGTTTCTTTCGTTTTGAAGAGGCTCCCAACCAGAATTTTTATGCTCAGGAGATTTGCAAATATCCGGATCACGACTTGCAATATATGCCTCTCCATTTTTATATACAATATCTCCTTTCGAGTATTGTATGCACTTTCCGGTAGCGTCTACTACTTTAAAAATTGTTCCGTAATTAGCCATTTAAAATGTCTTTAAATTCCTCTAAAGTAGTTATCATTTGTTTGATCTTACGCTTACCGAGAAAATCAAATCCTTGTTTTAGGTCCAGATCTTGACCTTTATATGCAGTTTTTAGTTCTTTGATGTGAGGTTCTAGTACCTTAACTAACTTCTTAAAGTGTACAGGTTTTATACCTTCACCACGCAACCATTCTTCGTGATCCGTATTCTTTAATTGATCCTTAACAGCCAAACCGTAAAGTTGATCGACACGCCCTTCAATAACCGCCATGTATTCAATACTTTTCTTGGCAATACGTTCTTGGACATTCACTTTCTCCTTGTTAGGATCTTCAATTTTGGCTGGACGAGTCAGCCCTTGGTGAATGATTTGATCCACATTCTTTTTTACCATGTCTACGGTTTCTGGACGAAGCGTACCACCAAGATTCATGATACGACAGCGACTGCCAATATAGATAAACTCCATGGCATTAATGTCACATGCTGCTGCAGCCTTGATATCTTTCTTAGAATAACCGTTCTTCATCATCCAATCAATAACCCATGGCTTGCACATGTTATTATCGCATGAATAACTGTACCAGTTGATTGCTTTTAGAATCTTGGTATTCAGTTCTTCTGGTGTTAGTTTATCTGCATCCTTCCACACAGGCTCACTGCCCATGATTAGAGAGTCTACAGAATCACCACGACCAATACGGCGTGACACTTTTTTCTTTTTCTTTTTCATACAAGTCGGCTAAAGTTCTTTTTCTTTTCTAGTTGAATCACGTTGTTAAATCGGTCTAGTAGTTGATCAGTCTTATGGCTGATCACGAACACGTTTGTTCGTACTCCAAAACTAGACAGGAGTTTCATCAGTTCATCCACTCCACCACTGTCCAAACTGGAATCAAAAACTTCATCCAGAATAAGCAGATTAGTATTGACACTGTTCTTCAACTTTGCGATCTCTCGCCATGTCAGAAGCAGTGCCAGATCGATTCTCATTTTCTCGCCTTCGCTAAACGACTCGTAACAGAACTCGTCACGATGGCGGCTCTTAATAACTTCATTAAACTCCTCGTCTAGATGAAAGTTTGCGTAGAAGTCCATGCTGTTCAAGTACTTGTTTACGTACTTGTTGATCAGAGGAATATAGTATTTTACAATCTTTGCTTTGATTCCGCTGTCTTTGAACAAGGATACCAGTTTATCATAAGATCGAAGAGTGTCAAGAGTTTTTTGTTTTTTTTCCAGATGCTTCTGGTGTTTGGCTAACAGTTCTGACAGGCGATCTTGGCTATCTTGAATTTTAGCCTGTGTATCTGCGGTCTCTGTAACCGCAATCACTTCTTGATCTAATCGCTCGTTCAATTTAATTAAAGACTCTATAGTTTGTTCTTTGGCTGATGCCTTGATCACCAAATCATTGTACTTGTTCTGAACAGACGTAATCTTGTTCAGATTGTTCTTGGACATACTGATAGCTTCTTTTATGCGGTCCAACGAGCGATGCTGCTCTTGGGCTTTCTCGGACTTCTCCGCAATGACTGTCTCTTTGTGTTCTTTACTGATGGTTTGCTTGCAGGTAGGACAACTGTGGTTCTTTTCAAAGAACTGGATATCTTCCTGTATGCCTTCAAGGGCATTTTCTAGTTTGAAGAGAACAATCTGTTGCTTCTTGAGTTCCGCATTAATTTGATCTCCCGGTTCTAGTTGGGTTTCCAGATCCTTCATAGATTTCTGGAATGCTTTTAGTTCTTTAGATAATGCCTTAATTGTTTGGGTGTTCTCTTCCAAAGTGCGCTTACGGTCGCTTACACGATCCGCAGTATTTTTTTGGTACGATTCTAACACCTCTTTGGTTGCACTAATCTTTTCATTTACTAAAACTAGTTCCGAATCTACAGTTTGTAGATTGCCTTTAGCCACACCCATCTTGGTCTTAAGTACACCATTCATCTCCGAGAAGATACCAATATCTAAAATATTTTCGATTACTAGACGACGATCTGCAGGAGTCAACTGCATGAACGGAATAAACGAGGACGAACCTAGCACAACAACCTGTGAGAACGTTTTATGGTTCATACCAATAATCTGTTCTTCTAAAATATTTTGGTAGTCTTTGCTTTTAGCGTCTTCGTTTAGCAGTTCATCGTCTTTGTAGATCTTAAAGATCTTGGGAGCAAGACCACGAACAATTTTGTATTCAGTCTTACCTACAGTAAATTCTATTTCTACAATACAGTTCTTCTTATTTACAGAATTAACCAGTTGTGGAATATTCATATTACGAAACGGTTTTCCGAATAAACCAAATGAAATAGAGTCTAGAAACGCAAACGATTTACCGTTGCCATTAGATCCACATACTAGAGTGGTAGTACTACCGTTCAGATTAATTTCTGTGAACGTGTTACCGAATGATCCAAAGTTTTTAAAACGAACTTTCTTGAATACGATCAATCTAAACTCTCCATGTAGATCTCACGAACAATGTTTTTTAACTCTTCAGGATTGTCCGCTCCCATACCGTCTATTTCACGATTGATAAGACTAAGAGTATCTTCAGAAATATCTAACTCTGCATCTTCCTTAGTCTTATCACTAAGATCTTCAATAATACTAACATTAGCTGGCTCTACAGCATACAACGAATCCAAGAACTGGTCAAATTTAATTTCGCTTTTTTTCTCGTAAACTATTACCTTGACGTATGTTCCTTTATATCTGGCTGGATCAAAATCTTGAATTAGAGTTCCGTTTCGCCATTCAATATTATGAAACATCTTTAGAGGATTTGAAATAAACTGAAGTTCACGAGTTTCGGTGTCTAAAATATGAAATCCTTTAGTCTCGTTGGTGTCAATACTGGTCATCTGATACTGCGTGCCCAGATAATGCACATTACCTTTAGAACTCTTTTTATGAAAGTGGCCGGTAAGTACCAGATCAAATTTTTCTAAAAATTTGTCATTCATACCTTCACCAAAGTTTACTCCGGGCATTATTTCATATCCAGACAACTCTAAATGGCCGACTAGAATAGTGGCTTTAGTGTCTGCGATATTTTGCATAAATCGATCATGATTTTCTTCGTTGATCCAAGGAACCATAAGAATGGTTGCCCCATTAAAGTATACTTCTTGTGTGTCTTCGTATAGATGAAATGTATCGTGACAATCACCAAGAACTTCTTTGGGGGAATTTAAACGATTTGTGTTCTTGTAAAACACATCATGATTTCCTAAAATACAATGTAATTCTACGCCATTCTCATCAAACCATTTAATAAATCGCTTCTTAACATGATGTAGTGTGTTAAAATTAACAAACTTGCGGCGATCAAACAAATCGCCCATATGAATCACTTTGGTGATTCCATGTTCTTTCAGATAAGGAAAGAACTGTTCTTCAAAAAATTTAAGAAAGTGATTGAGGAAAATCGGAGAGTCTCCACGAGCTCCGAAATGCGTATCACTGATTATTGCAATTTTCATATTTTCTTACGGCGCTTTTTACGTTTCTTTGGTTCATACTTTTCAATATCACGCTCAGAAATACTAAAATGTTCGGTTAGAGCTTCACGTTCATTTGATTTATCGAAATAATTTTCTTTAAACCACTTGTGTAGTGTACCATCATCCATGTTCTCTGTCAACTTAAATTTTATATATGCTTGTTTCTTTTCTCTTTCTATACGACGAAGAAATGCATAATAGATTATTTGTGTAAAGTAAGAAAATGGATTTTTTGATTTTCGTGGATTAAAATTATGAGCATACATCAAACAATTTTCAATTCCATCTCCAATCATTTCATCCTTATACGGATAATTCATAAAATTGGATTTAGAACATAATCGTTCTGCTATTTTTAAAAAACAACCTCCAATATAATCTGAAACTGGAGGCCGGTCATCGCCACTATCTTCTGATTCGCGTATTTCTTTTTTCCATTTAATCATTTCGTCTAAAAACTTTTTATTATCAACGTAATGATCTTGATTTAATTGTTTTTCTATTATTTCTTCGGTTGTTTGTTTTTTCTTAACTTTTTTAGATTTTCCACTTGACATGATATAAAATTCCTGCTATAATATTTTGTCTGAGTTAATAAAGAATATTAGGTTATTTGTAATCGTTAGAAGAAGGGTCTGGATTCCAATCTGTCCAGTCATTGCCTAAATTCTTTTTATCTTTTTTATTACCAGTATACTTGTTTGGATGCATACCCTCACCATTAGTGTTGGTAATTTCATTTATTATCTCACCCATTTCTTTTCGATTCAACAGACCTGATCGAAGAAGTTCTACAAGTACTTCAGGTGAAAAAACAAGGTTCATAAACACCATTTTATCATCTTTTCTGGGTTTTGCAAGTTCTTTTAAGTTAGATTCTTCTTCTGGGATATTCATGAGATCTTGAATCATTTTCTCAAAAAATTGCATATCATCGATTGTTGATTCTGGTTGTTTAGCCTTGGGTGTAATGCTCGGAATAGCGGGTGGAACTTGACGAGTTTTGTAGGTAGATCTGTCTTCTTTTTTCATTTCTGCTTCGTATAACATCACTACATCAACAGTAGGTTCTAATAAAGTATTTACAGAATCTTTGTTTATTGTTGTTTGTTTATCAGTAGATAAAATCAACCAGTTTTTTAACATAAACAATTCTTTCATTCCACCAAACATGTCAGGAGTTACCATGCTTTTAAATACCATAGGTCTAGTAAGTTTGTAGTTACCGTCTTTGGTTCTAGACACTGCAGCAATCAGTTCTTCACCCGATTTCATTTTTATTATCTTGTATAATTTTTTCATTGGACTCCTTTGGTAACTGAATAGAGAAAATCTTATATGGGAATCTCTCATTAGTATATATTTTTAAACGTTCGTCTAGATGACGCATACCGTGATTGGTATAACTTTTGTATCGCAGATCATCAGCAAGATCAAACAGTTTCATGTGCTGTTTGGTATCACTTTTTCTTAAACCACGACCTATAGATTGCAAAACACGAACCACAGATTTGGAAGGTGAAGCAAAAATAATATTATGAATGTTTTTTATATTTATACCAGTACTACAGGTTCCGTAAGAAGCAAGTAGCACAGAATTTTCTGATTTATCTACAGCTTTACGTATCTGTTCTCTAGCATCTACTTCTGTTTCTCCATGAATAAAATAAACAGGTTTTTGGAGATAATTTTGTAATAATTCATATAATGGCTTTCCTTGCAGTTCTACAAAATTAAAAAGAACTAAAGTATTACCAGACAGTTTACCGCACAAATTTTTAATAAACGCGTTCCTGTCAGTATTACTTACAATCCAACGTATTTCGTCTACGTACGACATTCGTTTGGTGATCTGGACATCTTCTGGAGCATACTGTAATTGCAAGCAATCTATTGAAATTTGAGACAACAGATCTTTATCTATAAGTGTTTTTGTGGTTGTGGTGTGATACGTAGGCCCAAACAATCCTTCAATCACCAATTTGTGAGTTAAAGCACCATCTAAAGTTCCTGTTGTTCCTATCCTGTACACGGTTTTTTTAGTTTTACTCATGATGGAAGTTAAAGATTTAGCTTTAAATAAATGACATTCATCACCAAACACACCAATAAAATCATCAAAGTATTCATACGGCTGATTGTAAATACTCTGCCATGTAGAAATTATTATACGTTTGGTGGATGTTTTATCTTTTCCAGACATCACAGTATGAATATTTCTGTCTGCTTTCCAGGTGTCTTGTTTGGCATAATCTCGAAAATCTGCCAACATCTGAGCCACTAAACTGGTTGTAGGAACAATAATAAGAAGTTTGCCTGTGGGATGCTGATCTAACATCCATCGGCACAGCAAGTATATCATTAGCGACTTACCAGAGCCTGTAGGAGACACCAGAAGGGCTCTAGAATGCTTCAGGGCGTGTTGTACAGCTTCTACCTGATAATCGTAGGGTTGAACCGGCTTGCCTCCTGCAGACAGCGGAATTGATTGTATAAAGCTTTTAACGGTTTCTGGATCAGGAACAGAATAAACGGCAGGAACATGTTCCCATGTATACCCCCGATCTTTAGCAAATTTAATTACTCGGTCTAGCAGACCTGCATATACTGTTTGATTAAACAGATTGAATAAACGTATTTTACCATCCCATAATCGTTTTTTAAATGCAGGAGTATATTGAAAATTAGGAACAGTAAATGTAAAATATCCGTTCAGCTCTTTTGCTAAAGAGCGATCACACTCTATTTTTAGAACAACAGAATCTGGCTGTGTGATCTTTATGTCTACCATTAAACTCCTTGAGTGAATTTAAGCCAGTCTATAATAGAACGAATCTGCCATTGGCGATTATTTACAATTTTGATAACATCTTCCAAGTACTTTACTTTTTCTGATTGAAATTGAATTTTTTCGTGCGCTTTAATATATTCTGAATCTGATTCAATCATCTGATCTGCTTCGTTTTTAAGAATATTTAATTCAAATGGCTCCCAGCCTAAAAGATCTAATTCTTCTTTGCTCATTCGGCCTGTGTAATATAACCATTTATTACGACGAAGAACTGCTAGTTCATTTTCTAAACGGTTTAATTTTAACCGTTCATCCATAAACATTACCAGATATTTGTTATGAATTTGGGGAGTTCTGGACGATTCAGTGTCCAAGGCTGTCTGATCTATTTCTAGATCTTTTTTAATCATTGTTTTTAATTCATCTAAATTCATAATATATTATACACTAAAATCACGCGTTTGCAAGTACTGTTGTGGTATATCCTGTGTGCGCAAACACAACAGTAGAAAGGACTTCTGTTGAATATTGTGTGTTTACTCCAAACTTTATATCACCTAAAATTTTTGGAAAAACGTGTTTAAAATCTACACGTATTTTAGGTGCGTATGTACTATTAGTTATTAATAAAGAAGCACCAGAAGTTTTTTTGTTGTATCTTAATGTGGATTCATCTGAAACATAATTTCCAGAAGTTCGTATCCAGTCGTATATTTCTGTCCAATTTTTTAAATTCTCATCCACACGAAACGTTAGTTCTAAATCTTTAAACCGAAATGCTCCTGTAGGTATAACAACAGGATGACCCATGGTTGTAGGTTGTTCTGCTGTGCCAAATACTATTCCAGGCAGATTTACAGTTTGGCAAAAATAAACCAGACCTGGAGATCGGTCTAATGAAAATTGAAAATAATTTACTAATAAAGGATTATGAGAACCGGTATATCCTGCCATAATAATATTTATGTAAACGAAAAGGGCTCCCTTTTTAGGGGGAGCCCTTGACGTTAGTTTTAGTTATGGTTTAGATCAGAGACCGAAACCAGTGTTACCGTGTAGATTGTTGACGGCAAAGATGCGGTAGTATTGGTTACCACCAACAGCATTGATGTCAATGTTTTCAGCAAAAGGATTGCTTACCATACCGTAACGAGTCTTGAAGCCGATCTTGGGTTGGAAAGTGCCTTGATCGACTGCACGTACCATTTGTAGCGGTACGTATGGGCAATAGAACACGCCTGCGTCGTATGGGCTGGCTCCACGATAGCCTACTAGGCAGAAGTTAGCACCTAGTTGAGCGTATGGATCAATGTAAACCTTGAACTTGCCGTTGAGGATACCAGCAAAGGTGTTGCCGGTGTCATCGACCTCTAGTTGAGGTTGTAGAGCAGGAGTGAGGTTTAGGAAGCCACCCATGGCGAGAGCCGAAGCTACGTCGCTAGAGCAAACTACGAAGTTGCCTTTACCACGACGAGTTTCTTTGGCGATTACGTTGGCTTCACGCTCAATTTGGAACATGAGACCACGGAAACGCTCTGCACTCCAACGACCGTCTGAGTCGGTGTTGAGGTCGTATTGACCAGGAGTGGTTAGATCGGATTGTTGTGCACCACTCTTAGCAGTACGGTATAGAGTATAAATTAGCTCGCGATTGATTTCGTTGAGAATTTCGGTGCTAAGGATGTTAGCAAGTTCACTCTCAGCGTCAAGACCGTGAACAGCCTTGAGATCTTGAGCTAGTTCAGTGGTGTACTCAGCCTTTAGAGCACGAGTTTTAGCTTCTACAGCCATACGCTCAATGCTGAATGCCATCTCTTGGAAAGGTGCGCCAGATCCGCCTAGTTGTTCAGCGCGTTGAGTTAGAATAGCACGGAAGTCGTTGATATCAAATCCGGTATCTCTGATGCCAAAGTTGGCAGTTTGTTGAATACCACCAACAATTGAAGCACCGCTAGCACCGATAGGATTGATGCCACCAGTAGCTGAGAATGCAGCACCAGAAGCGGTTCCACCTGAACCACCAAATTTAGCAAATGGTTCTTGGAATAGAGCTTCACGGCCAGCACCGTTCGCATCACCTTGCACGTTGCGAGCAGCACCTTGTTTTGTATAACGGCTACGCATGGCGAAGATGAGGCCGGTTGGTGCACTCATTGGTTGAACGCCAGCCAGATCGTAGGCCATAAGATTTGGCATGCTACGACGAACTAGGCTGATGAGGATAGGATCATAACCAGCCATAGCATTATTTGTAGTTGCTGGAACGCCAGATTGATTAGAGACACTGAAAGCACCACCCATTGCGTTGGCTGGAGTCTCAACGAGATATTGCTCACGAAGAGCCTTCTCTTGATTTTCTAGAAGTAGAGCGGTGCATTTCTTCTTGTAACTGTCTTGAATTTCTGGAAGTGCCTCGTGATTTAATAGAGGATTCCATTTTTCTACGAGAGTATCGTAGCTAGTAGTGTTTGAAAAGTCCATATTTGACATTTTAAGTTTCTCCTTGATGTGTTGTTATTTATGGATTAGTAAGATTTAGTTTGACGAGACAGAGCATTCAAGTACGCAGACATTGGTCCTTCAGAGGTTGCTGGTGCGTTTCGTTGCTCTGTTAATACTTCTTGTTCTTTGGCTACAACAGGGGCAGCTCTAAGATAGTTTTCTTTGAGAATGGTGATCTTGCTTTGGAAATCTTCAGTATTGCTGAAATCAATACTTTCAGCTAGAGAAGCAAGACGTTCAGCGTCTACTTGAGACATGTCTGATACTGCCTCTAAGAAAACTGCTCGGGCTTGACCTGCAATAATTTCTTTGTTTAGTTGCATGTTAGTCTTGATTTGCTCGTTAAGAGCGTCTTCAAGTTTGTTGTTTTCATTGAAAAGATCTTCCAGTACATCGTGTTTCTTTTCTGGAACTTCAATGTAATGTGTTTCAAACAAGCTCTTTAAACCACCGATAAAGCTTTCAGCAATCTCGGTGCGGATGCCGCTTTCAACAGCAAGCTTGTTTTCTTTCATCCACTCTTCTACAACGTAATTTAGATATTCGTCTAAACGAGTAGCAAGTTCGTTCACAGTTTTAGAAACTTCTTGTTCTAGAAGAGTTGCACTTTCACGAAGAATTTGTTCACGAATAGCAGTTGCTTTTTCGTTAATAGCGGCTTCAAAAATAACTGAAGCTTTGTTCATAAATTCTTCTGATAGATTTTCACCACCAAATAATGCTTGAAGATGTTCACTGGTTCCAGAATCTTCTTGAACAACTTTTTGTCCCATATCAACACCACCACTCATTGGTCGGAGACTAGCTTGATTAGCTGGAGCAGCGGCAACGGCTGCAGAATTATCTAAAGTTCCAAGAAATGATCCACGTCCGGTAGCGTCCATATCGCCTTTTCCGGTGGCATCCATTACTACTGGTAATACTGTTTTATTTTGTGTTTTTTTCATGTGTTTTTTCCTAGTACTTGTTTATTTATATTTTGTAATTTTTTAACTTGATGCAAAAATTATGGGGTTTTGTTTAATCCTACTGAACTGGAAATTTGAGGAGAAGACGAAGTATTAGTGGGTTTGGGACCAATTCTGACTCTTCGGCCTCTTGCTCTGGGATCAAAGAACATAGCAGCTCCTATTTCAGACAAATTGGTTGTTGCAGAATCAAAATATTTACCTAATATTGGAATTTTTGCTGCTACATCTCCGCCTAAAGATCCTATAGTTTCTTTCCAGTGTTTCATGAAATCTAATTGATTTTCTGCATCAAATCCTAAATTTCCACCCAAGCCTAAAGCACTAGAAGTCACCATAGATGGTGGATTTGCAGCCAGAGATCCTACAGCCTTTACAGCCTGAAGTCCTGTATTTAAAGTAGATGAAAGAGTATTTAAATCTGTACCTTTTGTTAATCCCCCGGGTGTAGGAGGAGGAGTAGTAGGACCAGCGATACCTCCTGGTGCTGGAGCGCCTGCAACACCACCACTGGGTGGTGATTGTTCAAACAAAAGTTGTTTTAAACTGTTTGGTTGAAATTTGTAACGAAATTCGCTCATTTAAGTTTCCTTAAAAAGTCTTCAAACAATTTAATTCCTTTATTTTCTAACTCTTTAACAGAAGCTGCGTTTAATTCACGTCGATACTCTTCGATCTGACGTTCTACAAGAATTCCATTATTCCATATCCATTCTTTTCCTTCCATAATACCATTCACAAATGCATTAGGAGCAGAAGGATCGGCAACAAGATCCACAGCAGATAACATAAAATCGGGTTGAACTTCGTTGTAACCGTTTCTTTGTTTTAACGAACCCATTCCACGGGTAGATACGCCTAATCTAGCACCCTCACTGATAAGATTTTTAACAATCTCGCCCATGGGAGTGCTCATCACTTTAGCTTTTCCGTAAACATCAGAGCCATTGCAATTTAGTTCTTTAATGATAATAGCTACTCTGTCTAGATTTACTGTTGGTCCTGATGGATGATTTAATTCACCGAAAGCTCTGCTTTGATTCACATATTCTTTGGTGTATCTGGAAACTTCGTTTAAAAGAATATTTTTAGGATATAATCTTTTATTCCTGTTTAAAGTGTCCGCTTGCATGAATGTACCTTCAATAAAATAATTTTTGGTACCGTCACTAGCGGCTTCGGTTAAAAATTCTACTTGTTCAACAGTCTCGGTTATTAGCTTCATCGGTATTTCTCTTTTTAGTCTTGTTCTTCTTCTTCATCATCTTCATCTGCTTCTTCGTCTTCGGTCTCGTCTTCTTCTTCTTCCTCAGATTGCTCCTCGTCCTCTTCCACATCTTCTTCTCCTTCAGAAGCCCATTCGGTTGATGCTTTTTCCCAGTCTGATAATTTGCCATCTTTATTTTTGTCTGCTTTTTCTGCATCCCATTTTTCAAAAAGGCTAGGAGCGTATTCATCAAATTTAGCATCTAAAGCTGCGGAAAGACGAGCCTGAAGTTCGGTATTTAAAATATCTTTAGCTTGAGCTAAATTTTCGTTTACTACAAATCCTATAAATGAATTTATGTTATTGTCCTGACTCATAAGAAATCCTTATTTTTTGTTATGCATTTTTGCTAGTTTTAGCACTTTATTGAACGATTCTACAGATTCTGATAATAATTTTACCATTCTTTCTTGATTATCAATATTTAGACTTTCATGTAGTTTAATAACTAATTGTTTTTCTTCCGTAGTAAGTATTCCCACATTACCATCTTTTAATCGATAAGAAGACTCTGGTATAAAAGTAGGCTTGTCTGACTGTTTAGTAGAAATGGTGTTTTCTTCTGGATATTTGGGTTCTTTTGTTTCACACATTTCTAATGCTCTTTTAGCTTCAGTTTGGTATACCTTTTCCATCAAAACAGCAGCACGTTCTCTAAGCTCTTCTTGAAGAACGCTTTTAAATTTGTCGTTTTGACCTCTTAAAATCATTTCTACCAAACGAGTTAGGGTGTTCATTGTTTTGGTGGTTCCTCTTGTTCTGCTTCTTGCTCATCAGCGTCTTCAGGTTCTTCACCCGCCAACATCTGTTGATATTGAGCCATTTCTTGATCTTCTATTTGCTTTTGTAGTTCTCGACTCATTTGTGCGTTTATTTCTAGTATTTCTTCTTCAGATTGTTTCAACAGATTTTTTCTAATATATTCTTTAGAGAAAAAAGTTCCTATAAATGGGGTAACAGCAGCAATAATATCTATTCTTTCTCGCAGTATATCATTATTCTTTAATTCTGTAAAATACGAATCATTATTAAACCGGAACGTAATATCCTGGTTGATACGGTTCCAATCTTCTTCGGTCATTATTCCTTTTAATATTACTTGTGTTTTAAGTATATCTAAGAAAACACTACAGAAACGATGACGCAAACGATCAATAAATTTATTAAATCGTACTTCGTCTCTGGTAATTTCTGCAGATCGACCCATGTTAAATCCACTTTCACCCATCATTCTTGAAAGAGGAATACTTAAAGCACGGAACAGTTTCTGTTGAAGATACATGACATCTTCCATCTGGCCTAGATTTTGACCACCATCAAGTGTACTAATTTCTGTGCCACGACCACCTTCACGACGTGGCATCCAAAAATCTTCAAGCATGCTCATGTGATTGCGTTCATCTTTAATTTGACCGGTAGCAGGATCGTAAATAATTTTATTACGATAACGGTTCATGATTTCACGCAGATATTGTTCTGCTTTTTGTTTAGGTAAATTACCTACGTCCACGTAAAATATACGTCGTTCAGGAGCACGCGATATTCGATAAATCGCAACAGCGTCTTCAATCTGACGAAGCAGATTTAATGGTCTAACCGCTTTTTGAAGATACCCTACAACTCGTTTTGTGGCAGAATCTATTATTCCTGAATGGCCGTAAGCAACCGTATCGGGTGCTATTTTCCAACCAGTTCCGGACGTTGGAAATGCGGCATCTTTATCAGTATCAGTATACACATAATATTCTTGAATACTTTTAACAGGAGAAAATGGACCTAATTTTCCATAAAATCCTTTTTCTTTTTCTATCTTTCTAATCTTTTTAATTTTAATTGGATCGATAGGAATAAGTTCTAATATACCTTTTCTTAAATCGTTCTTATCGATTTTTTTATAGTAGAATACTTTAGAATCAATATACCAACGTCTAAAAATATCTGTTGCTTTATTTGAAAAATCTAACATCTTTAAAATGTGATTGAATTCAAAATAAATTTTAGTTTTAATTGTTTCTGAAAGATTTACGTGGTCTAAATTTAATTTTACTGGTTTTCTGTCTTGATCTAGAACTATAGCTTCATTCACTATGTCTTCTATTGCCGAGTCAACTTCAGGATATAATGCCATAGAACGATAGTGTTGAATCATCTGGTTTTCGTCGCGTATAGCACCAGAAAAATCAACAAATGTTCCGAACACACCACCAGTTTCTAAAACATAAGAACCGTCATACGAATCAGGAGTAATAACATCCTTGTTTTCGGTTGTTTGGTCTTTTTTATTTTTTCCTAGTTTAAATCCAAAAAGTTCTAATTCCATATAGTTTCACCTTATTGTTGACTTGCACCAAAAGTTAGATTAACATAATTAAAATGACTGTATACGATAGTTACCGCAAACGAAGCAATAGTATTATCTTTGCTCATATCCAATTCTATAGGCCCAACAACAGCAGGCCAACAATTAAACAATTCAAACTTTCTAATAACTGTTGGTCCATTAGTATCTAGTTGTTCCACAGACCATGTTGAAGGATACAGTAAAGATTGATCAGAAAAATGAAGAAGTGGATTTCCTACTTGAGATAGATTTGATATATTTCCATTTATTCGCTCGTGCCATTCGTGAAATAATCTGTGTATATTAAAATTTGGATTTTCTTTGGGATTTTCGTCTAAAACGGTTATCATCCAAGGTTGATATACTTTATCTCCAGGAAATGAAACGGTTCTTCCTCTATAATTTACTGGAATTGCTCCAACATTCGAAGCAGGAATGCTTGCACTTCTAACATAAAAAACACCACCACCGTCTTCTAATTGTTGCGGTGTAGTAGATCCCAGTTTACCGTTAATTCTAAAACGATTTAAACGAGTTCCACCAGCAAAAGTGTTTATAAAATCTGTGATAGAATTAGACATATATTAACTGCTAAACACCTGTGAAGTTGTGGTGTTTATTATGTTGATTGTTATGACTTCTGTTGAAAGTATGGGAGACACGTATATGTCTGCTATCAATTTGTTTTGAGCGATAATATCACTGGTGTTGTTGGTTGCATCACACACTACTCTATAGTTTTGTATTCCACCAGCACTTTTTACTCTTTCTAAGAGTGGTGTGACTGAAGAAATAAGTTTAGAACGAACAAACGGATTATTAAGCTCAAACAAGAAAGATTCTGCTATTGGTAGTATTTGTTTCTTTAAGTAGATCACTAAAGCAGCAACATTTACTTTGTTTAGGTATTGTTCACTGCCAGTGTAACTAGTCTCATTACCCATCAGATACGTTCCTTCTCCAGGAAACACCTTTACTGGATTCACATTACCTTCTATCAAATAGTTAGAATCTGAATCAGAAAAATTTTGTTCTAAAGATAATACACTCTTTATTCCGCCTCTTGTTTTTCCTGCTGGAGTTATCCAGATATTATTGTCCCGGACAGTTCTAGCAAAACAGCCAGCAACATCAGGACTAATATTAGAATCTTTAATTGTAACGGCGTTACCAACACCAGCAGTGTATTTCTTTCTGCCAGCAACAAACATCACGTATTCGCTATCGGAGGTAACACCGAAATCTGCAAAATGATTGGTATATGACGAACCCAAAGGTAGTCCGGTTATTTTAGTGTAATTACCAACAATACCAATACAGTCTTTTCGTGTGGTTGCCACACTGGCAGCTGCAACAGCAGAAAAGGTATTTCCAGAATCAAAAACAACATCGAACGAAGCATACGATTTATTGTGTAATGGCGTGTCCGTGGCAGTCAGTCCTCCGGTTGGACTGTAATAATCGCCTGTAGAGCCTGTACCACCTATTAAGCATGATCCACCGTACAGTAGATAATTATGAACAGCCCACCATTCGTTTTGCCAAGATCCTGTAGGGCCACTGTTTTTAAATGAACTTTTATTTAAACGAGTAAACCAGTCTGTCAGATCAGGAACAGTCATTATTCCCCGTTCAACTTCAGAATTTCCATTATTTCCAGTAATTCCGAATATAGGAATAAGGCCCCGAGAAGACACCATCGCTGCCACTAAAGGAGAAGTAGGGTCGCTGGAAGAAGCAAATGCGAAGGTTAAGGGTGAAGTTCCTATAGACATAATTTCTCCTAAAAGCTATTTTTTCAAAAATATTTATATTTTT